GATATAAGTGATTTGAGTAGCGGAATGGCAAAGGCAGGTAAAGAGGTTCAAACATTTAGTAGCCGTATGGAAGGCTTTGGCAAAAATATGCGCGACATTGGCGGGGGAATCGCGTTGTCGTTCGGCGCAATTGCAACCGGAATTACCGTTCCGTTAAAACAAGCGGTACAGACTTCGGTCGACTTTGACAGTGCCATGCGACGTGCGGCGACGATTGCAGGGGCGACAGAAAAAGAATTTGACGCGTTAAAAAAGACTGCGCTTGACCTCGGAGCAAAAACGACCAAGTCGGCGCAGGAAGTTGCGGTTGCGATGTCGGAGATGGCCGCGAAAGGCTACGACGTGAATCAAATAATTGCGGCTATGCCGGGTGTTATTGCCGCCGCCGAAGCGTCGGGTGAGGACTTAGCACTGACGGCTGATACGGTATCAAGCGCATTGAATGCGTTTGGATTGAAAGCAAGTGAAGCCTCCCGAGTTGCAGACATACTCGCACAAACCGCGAACGATTCGGCGGCAGGTATCGTGGATATGTCGTATGCATTCAAATACGCGGCGCCAGTTGTTAGTTCACTAGGTGTATCAATCGAAGAACTGGCGGCGGCTACAGGAATCATGGCTGATGTGGGCATTCGCGGGGAACAGGCGGGAACAACGCTACGCGGCGGCTTAGTTCAATTGCTGAAACCAGCGGAAAAAACCGCAAAAATGATGAAGTCGATGGGAATTGAAGTGACCGACGCAAACGGAAAGTTTTTAGGTTTAGCCGGAATCATCCGCGAACTGCAAACGGCAATGGAAGGTCAAACCGAAACCCAGAAATTGCAGACACTCGCGTCAATTGTTGGGACGGAAGCCGCTAGTGGATTCTTGGCATTGATGAAAGCCGGGCCCGACAAAATTGACGCCATGACGAAATCACTTGAAAATTCGGCCGGAGCGTCTGCGAAAGCGGCTAAAAAGATGATGGGCGGACTTGGCGGAGCCATCGAGCAAATGAGTGGTTCGTTTGAAACGATGAAAATAATCGTAGGCGACCATTTGACACCGACTATTCAGCGGTCGGTGGAATGGGTAACCAAGCTGATTGAGGCGTTTAATAATGCACCGCCAAAATTGCAAAAGTTTATATCGGTTGCGGCGTTAGTGCTTGCGACGCTGACTGGATTTATTGCCGTTGTGGGAACGGTTGCCGCCGGAATTGGCTTGTTTATGATGTCCATTGCGCCGTTATTGCCGTTTCTGACGAAACTAGGCGGAAAATTAAAAGTAGTTGGCGGTTTGTTCGCATTTCTAACGAGCCCGATTAGTATTGCTGTCATTGCGGTTGGCGCATTAGTCGCCGGATTTATCGCGCTATACAAACACTCGGAACCATTCAGAAACTCGGTTAATCAAATAGGGTCGACGCTTAAAGGGGCGTTCTTTGTCGGCGTAGAAAAAGCAAGCGAAGTACTGACGAAACTAAAAAATGTATTCATCGAACTTGTAAACACCAAAGTTGCGCCATTTTTTGAAAGTGTAGCCGATGTTATATCGCGGGCATTTAGTGGCGACTTTAGCGGGGTGGCGCAAATGTTCGGACAGCTAGTGCCGACCATTATCGGCTTTTTAGTTGGTGGCATTCCGGCGTTGATTTTGACAGGTGCGAAATTCCTTCCGGCAATCGCCGAAGGTATACAGCAAAACTTGCCAGCATTACTGAGCGGAATCACCGCAGTTGTTGACGGCATTATTACCGCCATAACAACCTACTTGCCGATATTCGTACAAGCTGGTGTCGACGTACTAACGAAATTAATCGAAGGAATCACGAATGCAATTCCGATAATTTTGCCAGCGATTCTCGCAATTGTAACAACGTTGATTACAACGATTGCAAAGTTTTTACCGCAGTTCGTTCAGGCAGGCGTAACCGTTCTAACGAGCCTATTAAACGGGCTTGTCAACGCTTTGCCGTTGATTGTCGGCGCAATTCTAACGCTAGTTACGACGATTTTGGGCGTGATTACCGAAAATCTGCCACTGATTATTACGGCGGGAATTACGATATTAACCGCGCTCATAGAAGGAATTATTTCGCTATTGCCAGCGATTATTGACGCGGTATTGTCGATTATTTTGACGATTGCGCAGGCGGTCATTGACAACCTTCCGAAAATTATTGACGCGGGTATTAAAATACTTGACGCGTTAATTGACGGTATAATTTCGATTTTGCCACAGCTACTCGAAGCAGGCATTATGCTGATTTTTGCTTTATTTGGCGCATTAATTGACAACTTGCCGAAGATACTCGACGCAGGCGTCAAAATTTTAGTCGCTTTGATTGACGGAATCATGAAGATTTTGCCACAACTTTTGCTGGCTGGCTTAACGCTTATCATCAAATTAGCTGGCGCTTTAATACAAAATTTACCGAAAATCTTGGCGGCAGGCGGAAAAATCTTATTGGCGTTGCTCGATGGTATCGCGGAATTAATTCCGAAGCTACTATCGCTTGGCTGGGATTTAGTTAAGAAGTTAGCTGGCGCTATTGACGACAAAGTCGGCGATATGTTCGATGTCGGAGCGAATTTGATTAAAGGGCTGTGGAACGGTATTAATTCCGTTAAAGACTGGATCATCGGAAAAATCGGCGGTTTTGCAAGCGGCGTTGTAAAAGCAGTCAAAGGATTCTTTGGCGTGCATTCGCCGTCTAAGGTATTCCGCGACGAAATCGGTAAAATGCTCGGACTTGGGCTTGCTGACGGTATGCTCGCAATGAAAAGTGACGTAATTGGAGCAGCGGAAAGGCTGTCCAAGTGGGCAACGCCAGAAACGCCGGATGTATCGCTCGCTTATGCAACGCCAGCTGGCACATACGGAACACTATCGTCGGCAATAAGTGGCACGGTTGATGTTAACTCGCGTGATGACATGATTGCGTCGGCGGTCAACCTGCTTGCGCAGAAACTCGACGGCTTGGCGGTCGAAATGGACGGAAAACAAGTCGGCAAATTAGTCGCGCCAACGGTAAGCCGCGAAATTAAACGCGAAACCGACAACGCAATTATAGGAGGGGGTCGTCGTGCAAGAATCTAAAGTGACGGAATCGCTCGTTTATGTTGATGACTTTTGTCTGCAAGACCTCGGTTTATCCGTGCGCTTGTCATCGAGCGAGCCGGCACTACCTAACATACGAAATCAATCAGTCGTCGTGCCAAATCGGCACGGCGCTTTTGATTATGGCGGATGGTTGAACGCTCGCGAATTTACGCTAGATTGCGTTTTTGACCGGCGCGAAAGTTACGCCGAATTAAAACGCGCGATTCGCAAACTAAACGCGCTTTTTATTGACGAATGGGGACGCCCTAAAACGGTCAAGCTACGATTCGGCGACAATCTGAACGTTTATTTCAACGTAAGGCTGACCGGCGGCGTACCGATGGAACGACGAGCCAATCACGGCATATTTTCGCTGGCATTGACCGCGTTCGACCCGTTTAGCTACTCGAACGTAACGAGCGACGAGATAACGTGGGGCAGCGAGGACATTTATTTTACCGCGACTTATCCGCTAGGGCATAACGGTGGCAATGCAACGCGGAAAATAACGGGCAATACGACATTTACTACTTACGTGGACGGCGATGCTTTGCGGGCGGTTATGACGTTGGCTGGCTCGGCGTCAAACGTAACGATTAGTGCTAACGGAAAGGTGGCGGCATTGGGCGCATTTAACAACGCAAATATAACGATAGACGGCGAACACTATACGGTCACAAAGGACGGCGTTAATTCGCTTGCGCTAATGACCGGCGACTTTATCGAGTTATTGCCGGGAGACAACAACATAACGATTACGGGAAGCAACATGAACTTTGATTTAACGCTTAGATACCGCGATAGATACGTATAGATATTGGGAGGGCGATAGGATGGCGGTTGAGAAAATACAAGCAACGGACAGTTTAAATGATGGTCGCGTCAAGTTGAACGCGGCTATTGAACAATCGAACGAGGCAATTACGAAGGCGACGACCGCGGATGAAAACGCGAGTCAGGCGGTTACGACGGCAAATAGCGTGCAAGAACAATTTAATCAGGTAGTTATCGAAGGGGATTCGTCGGTGGAAGCGGCACAGGCTCGTGTCTCTTCCACAGGGACAACTTATACAACTTTGAAGGAAAGATTGGACCAAGAACATGAGTCAGTTACCACGCAGTTGGCA